CACGCCGACCGCTAACCTGCCGATGGCGAACTATAAGTTCACCGGCCTTGGTGCAGGCACCGACGCGGGCGACTCGGCCACCCTCGGCCAAGTGCAAAGCACGGTCGTCAAGTTGATTGGCTCTATATCTGGCGTAGACACTATCACCGGATCGCTAACGCCCGCTTTGACCGCGTATGCCGCGGGTCAAATGTTTTATTTCGTTGCCGCAGGAGCTAACACCAGCGCTGTCACGCTCAACATCAACAGCCTCGGTGCGAAAGCCGTTACCCGCGATGGATCAACCGCTCTTGCCGCCGGAGACATCGTTTCTGGCGAAGTTGTGGTGGTTGTGTACGACGGCACACGGTTCCAGATGGTTAATGCCGCCAACTCGTTTGGCAATACGACAATTAACGGCACCCTGACAGTTACCGGCACCACTACCCTTTCGGGCCTTACCGCTTCAACAGCGCTGGCTTTAGATGCCAGCAAAAACGTCGTCAGCGTTACCAATACCGGCAGCGGTAACAACGTATTGGCGACTAGTCCGACGCTAACCACCCCAAATTTGGGAACTCCGTCTGCGGCGACGTTGACTAATGCCACCGGATTGCCGCTTTCTACTGGCGTCACCGGAACGCTGCCTGTTGCCAATGGCGGCACGGGGCAAACGACCTACACCAACGGCCAGTTGCTTATCGGTAACACGACCGGCAACACCCTGACCAAATCAACGCTAACAGCTGGAACGGGCATTAGCGTTACCAATGGCACAGGTTCTATCACGATTGATAGTACGGTATTGGGTGTGCCGACGATGAGTATCGTCACCGGCACCACGCAATCGGCGGCTGCGGGTACGCATTACATTTTGACGAACGGATCGGCTACAACCGTCACCCTCCCGGCTTCCCCCACGGCGGGAGACCTGATTTGGATCACGGTAGCCAACGGTTTGACGACTAATGTTGTCGCCCGCAACGGCAAACCAATCCAAGGCATTGCAGAGGACATGACGTTAAATTCAGCTTACGCAAGCGCCCAAATGCGCTTTGTTGATAACACCGAAGGATGGGTACTCGTATGAGCGTTTTTACACAGTTTGCCGCCGGAAACATTAAGTCAATCCAGCGCGGTGTTACCGGCTCTGTGGTTGCTACAGGAACCGAAGCTATCACTATTAGTTCGGTTGACACAGGAAAAAGCATATTGATGAATTTGGGTGTGGCAACAACAAACACCGGCACGTTTTACGCGGCGCAAGGTTATTTTGAGTTGACCAACTCAACGACGATAACGTACACCAACGGCGCGGGTTCTAACTCATGTAAGGCCGCTTGGCAGATTGTGGAGTATTACTAATGCGGTATTACTACGTTCAGCTTAACGATCAAAACGTCGTTAAAAATGCTTTAGATACTTTTGCGGAAATAAACCAACCCAACATGATCCGCACCGATACGTTTCGGTCGGATTTGTTGGATTGGTCGTATATTGACGGCAAATTCGTGCCGCCACCGCCCCCGCCGCCGGAAGAATAAGGGGGTAAAGCATGGAAATGGCACGAGACATTGGCCGTCATGACGCGCAGATTGAGACTTTGCAGGCAGACATGGCCGAGATGAAAAAGGACGTACACGAGATCAAGCTAATGCTGGCCGAGGCAAAGGGCGGCTGGAAAACCTTGATGGCCGTGGGTGGGTTTGCGGCAGTTGTGGGCGGCCTTTTTGTCAAGATTGTTGATTGGCTTTGGAAGTAACCCATGAATATGCAGAAGATTGTGGATATGTTGTTCCCGGTGCTGCTGGCCGCTGTCGGCTGGCTGCTTACGGAAATAGCATCGTTTAACAATCGCCTGATTGCCATTGAGTCCAAAATCCCCATTTTGATTACCGAGGACGGGGTGCCGACTGACAGCCCGTTAAGCGCATCGCGTCGTCAGGAATTGAAGGACGACATCATGGAGGACATCCACGACCTACAAGTGCGCGTTAAATTGATGGAGGAACGCAACAAATGACGGCAGTTTCAGTCTCTATTTTTTTTGTAGACGGTGGTCAGCGTGGAGCTTTTTGAGATTTTCACAAGAGCTTGGCCGGTAATTCTTGCTTTAATCACGCTAATTATTGTTTTATCAAAACTGGATTTAAGAGTCGCGGTGCTGGAAGACAAAATCAAAACTTTGTTTGATCTCGTTAACAAGCGGGATAAATGAGGGCTAACTTATGATGACGATGATTTCAACCTTTCTGTCTTTCCTTGCGGGTGGACTTCCCAAGATTTTGCAAATTTTCCAAGACCGCCAAGACAAGAAGCATGAGCTTGCCCTTGTCGCCGCCCAAAAGGAGCGTGAACTAGCCCTCGCAGAGCGGGGGTTTATCGCGCAGGCACGGGTTGAGGAAATCAAATTGGAGCAAATCCAGACGCAGACGGCAGGCGAAGAGCGCCAAGCCCTGTACCAGCACGATATGGAAATCGGCAAGGGTGCATCCCAATGGATGATCAACCTGCGCGCCTCGGTGCGTCCGGTTGTGACCTACATCTTTGTGCTGGAACTGGTCGCCATCAACATTGCAGGCGTTTGGTATGCCTACAACACGGGTGTGCCGTTTGCCGCTGCGATGGCTGAAGTGTTTTCGGATGACGAGATGCTAATACTGTCGTCAATCATTGCCTTCTGGTTTGGCACGCAGGCTTTCGGCAAGAAGTGAGCGTTGTTTACTGGATAAGACTTGAGGATCATTTTGACATGAACTCTGATGGGTACATCGGGGTTGCAGTTGATTTTGATAGTAGACTTGTCCGGCATCGCTCTATTACGTCACGTAGTGACTGTCATTTTGGAAGAGCCATCCGATATCACGGGTGGAAAAATATGCTGTGTGATGTGATTTTCTCAGGCGCAGATACAGAGTGTTACGCACTAGAGAGTAAGTTACGCCCTGATTTCCAGATAGGCTGGAATGAAGCAATTGGTGGATGCGGCGGGGATCGTAGTGAGTATATTGACTATGCGGCAAGGGGGAAGCCTGTAGGAAATACAAAACCAAGAACAGGGTTGGAGAACCCATTTTTTGGCAAATCACATAATGAAGAAACCCGACGTACACAAACGATTGCTCGTTCTCAATCCGTAATACGAACTCCGGACGGAATATTTTTTGGGTTTAATTCACTTGCTCGGCATCTGAAAGTTCATAAAGCGACCGCTAAAAACATAGCGTTGAAGCAGGGGTGGGAAATTGAAAGTAAGCCCGCGCTGTATTGAAATGGTGAAACACCATGAGGGTGTCCGAACCCGTCCGTATCAGTGTCCGGCGTTAATCTGGAGCGTCGGGGTCGGCCACGTTATAGACCCCTCACACGCTGCGGTGAAATATGAGGAACGGCGCACCTTACCGATACCCGAGGGCTGGGATCGCACTCTCACTATGGGAGAGGTGGACGCTATCCTTGCTCAAGACCTTGGCCGGTTTGAGCGCGGCGTGGCCCGACTTTGCCCTTCTGCTGTTAATCATCAAGGCCAGTTTGACGCCCTCGTTTCCTTTTCTTTTAACGTGGGGCTAGGCAACCTCCAGCGCTCAACATTACGCATGAAACACAATCGCGGTGACTTTGAAGAAGCCGCGCAAGAGTTCATGAAATGGTCAAAAGCCGGTGGTAAGGTATTGAAAGGACTTGTAAATCGTAGGCGAGATGAGCAAAGATTGTATTTGAGGGGTTGATATGCCAAAGAAAATCCCCGTTGTGCAGATGAACGAAGGCTCTTGGTATAGGGTGAAGGGCTATACCTATACCGAGTGCTGCGACTGTGCGCTGACGCACAAAGAAGAATACAGACTTGTTGACGGACACTTGGAATGGAGAGCCGAGTTAGCCCCAGAAGTTACCGCGAAACGCCGAAAAGAGCTTGGCATCACGGTTAAAAGGAAGGCTAAACGTGACCGTAAAGAAGGCGACTGACGAACAGATACTGCAAGCCTTACAAGACTCAAAAGGCGTTAGGTCGGTAGCAGCACAAAAGCTCGGAATCAATATCAGAACCTTGCTGAATCGCATACAGGATATGCAAGGCAAGGGGATCAACGTCCCCGGCTCTACCTACCAGCACACCCCAAACGTGGTTAGGGACGAGTTTGAGTTTACCCCGCTCCCCAATGACGACGTTCCCATTGAAGAACTGATTGAGCAGCGTAAGCGCAAGTTTGCCCACAAGCGCGAACACGAAGAAGCCTCCAAACTCATCCCTATACGCATCAAGATTGCAGGCCCAATCGGCCTACTACATTTTGGCGACCCGCACGTTGACGACGACGGCTGCGACATAGAAGCCATTGAACGCCATACCGCCCTCGTAAACGCCACAGAGGGGCTTTTCGCCTGCAACGTAGGCGACACCACTAACAACTGGGTTGGCCGCCTAGCAAGGCTTTACGGCGATCAGGCGACCTCTGCCGCACAGGCATGGCGGTTGGCTGAGTGGTTCGTTAATCGCTGCCGCTGGCTCTACATGATCGGGGGTAACCATGACCTATGGTCAGGCTCCGGCGACCCTCTGCGCTGGATAGCGAAGCATCAAAACTCACTTTACAAGTCATCCGAGGCTCGCATTGCGCTGCGGTTCCCTAACGGCGCAGAGGTGCGAGTCAATGCCCGCCACGATCATACCGGCTCGTCTATTTGGAACCCCGCCCACGGCCCTATGAAAGCCGCCCTGATGGGTACACGCGACCATCTGTATGTCGCAGGGCATAAACACGAAAGCGCCTACAGCGTCCTAAAAGATGCGATATCTGGCATAACGATGCACACGATGAAAGTAGCCAGTTATAAGATATATGATCGCTATGCAAAAGAGCGTGGCTTTCGTGACAACTGTTTGTCGCCTTGTGCGCTAACCACGATCAATCCTGATTTGCCTAACAACCACCCTGACTTGATCAAAGTGTGGTGGGAACCCGAAGAAGGCGCTGAATATCTGACATGGCTACGGAATCGGTAGAGTGGGCGCGGTTTGATCCGTGTCAGTTATGCGTGTTTTTCTGCCCCGCTAACGGGCAAGGGTATTTTTGCTCGCATCCCGAGGTAAAGGATTACCTAAAAGGGGTCTGCAAGTGCAACGGTCGTTACTTCTTGCAAACCCGCTCGTTTAAGTTCCCACCGGAGGGGGATGGCTGAAGGGGCTGGGATTGAACCAACATTCACGGAGTCAAAGTCCGTTGTCCTACCGTTAGACGACCCTTCAGCGGTTTAGCAGAAATTCAATCTCGTTACGCAGCGTCTTGATTTCTAATTCTAACAACGACGCTTCATCGTGTAGCCCCATGCGCCGTATCGCTAAAAACGCATTAGCAAGCCTGTCGCCTTGCTTCTGACCGTACCCCCAAGGGATACGCTCCATCTCCTCCTTCCATGCCCCCGGCGGGCTTATATCGTCTTTCACCATATATCTCGCCCTCCACGCGCCGAGCGCCAGTTAGGGGCTGGCACAGAGCGCCATTCACGATCACGGTTAGCTTTGAGCTTGCGGAACAGGTCT